TTAAGCAGCTATTTTTCTATGCATTACTGCATAGCCACCCAATATGTTTATTGGTCTAGGTGGTGCGATCGTGTATTCGATGCGCTCACCCGGGGGCGTGCATCCAATCGCAAGCTGTGCCGCGTCTGATACGATCAGACCGCTTTGCGCGGCCTCGCGGTACAGCCAGCACCGGCCCGAGAAGTCCACCGCCAGCCACAGAAGCGCGAAGCAGTCGAGGCCATAGTCAAATACGCGGTATTTCTTCCACTCTGTGGGAACCGGGAACGGTTTGCACGTATGTCTCTCCGGGGAGAATTCCGAAAAATACTGCCCGGCCAGCGCGTTCCAGTCTCCGTCACGGTGCGCCTTTCGGATTGATTCCGGCAGATTGTCCAGCATCGTCCGGTACGCCGGGGAGAATTTCATCAGATCGGCGTTGTCCGAGTATTTCGCCGCAATGAACACATAGTCGTCCGGGTTCTCCCCGTCCTTGAACTTCCGTTCGATGAACAGGCGTTTCACCCACTGATGACCGACGCCTCCGGGGTTGCATGTCAGATACATCCGCTTCGGAACGTTGTTGACGCCGCGAAGGCAGCCGCCGATCCCTCGGAATTCGCTCTCCGTGAACTGCGTCGCCTCGTCGATGAATATCCAGTCGAATTCCTGCGATCTTGTTATCCCACCGGTTTTTTATCCGGTGGCTCAATATTTTTCAATATTGTCCAGCATATCTTTTCAACCGCTTGGGTTGTCCCGGCCTCTTGGTGGGATTATATCTTTTCACCCACTATGCGTTGCGGCTGTGTACGGTTCCCGTACACTTCACCTCTGATTAGCCTGCTTATTCCACATATGAGAAACATTTTCACGCAAACTTATCCATCGGCAGTTTTCTGGGCAGTAGTCATTGTCAGGATCAATTCTGTCGATTGAAAGAGCGTCGCCCTTTGAAGTCTCTGGCTCCTGATCCTTGTACCCGTTGGCATACGACCATGTCCTAAACGCAACGTAGTCGTTCCATTCGTAGCACAACTTTACGCCTTTTCCACCATACCACTTGTACAACTTGTAGTTTCTATTGTTGCATCTCTGCTTGATGCCAATCCAAATGTCATACAGTCGTTCCTTATCGGCGTATCCGTGCGTGGTGTGCTGTTGCACCAGAAATTCATGCCGCAGACATCCGCACGACTGCGTCCTTCCTGACCGCAAACTACCTGCTTCTGTTACCGTAGTACAGCCGCATGAGCATGAACACTTGTAATAAATGTGTCCTTTTCGCTTGTGGTCGAACGCAATCACTGTCAGCCTGCCATAGGTGTTGCCAATCTCGTTTCTCATATGTACCCTCCATCGGATATTTTGTAATAAGTTTAGCCTTCCAGCTTTTTTCCGGGATTATTCGATAAGCGTTGCCGCCTAAAGGGGCAAGAATTTACCCTGATATTCTCCCTCCACCGTCGCGCCGTAGTTCGGCAGATGTCCGAACTTGATTGTCGATCCGTTGGAAAAGTACACCATGTTCATCGTCGAGTTGTAGTACCCGACTTCCTGCGGGATCAGCTTCACCAGAGGCGTAATCAGCGAGTTCTCCATATCCCGGTACGTCCGGCGGATAATCAGGATTTTAATGCCCGGATACCGGAGCGCACCTCCGATCGCCTTCGTCCGAACCGCCCACGACTTTCCGCCGCCTCGCGCGCCTCCGTAGCAGGTGTACAGCTTGTCACTCGCAAAGAACGCCCGCTGCGGTTTCGAGTTCGGCCGGCCAAGATCAACCGAGATAGATTCTGCCTTGAACGCGCCCAGTTTTCGTTTCGAGATCGCCGTTTGTATCACCGCCCGTCTGTGTGTATTTACTTTCCCACCAACCCACCGCACCGGCTGTTATGTCCGGCACAAAGTATCATTTCCCCCGGAGCTTTTACCCCGGTGGAGCGGATAGCGGGTGTCGAACCCGCATTGTCGGTTTGGAAGACCGATGCACTACCGTTGTGCTACACCCGCATAGCGTATGTTCTGTTTCCCGGAACTCAGGGCATGGCCCCTACTGCATTTACCCGGGCTTGTCAGCCGCACTTCACAGAAAAGCACCGCTCGGGAGCTTACCCAGCTGTAGCCTGCTGACGGGAACGTGTCCCCTGTACTCTGCCAGCTTTGGCACATGGAGCTATCAGAACGAATCGAACGCTCATCCACCGCTTACGAGGCGGTTGCTCTACCATTGAGCTACGACAGCATCTGCCGCAGAGATTCGCGCTGCGTGGCCGCGTTGCAATTACCCTTCTCCGGCGCACAATTGCAAAAGCCTCCGGTATAGTGTCTTTCCACAGTCAGATTTGCTTAAAGCACCTGCACGCGCTTTAGGCGTGAACGCTTGGGGCAACAAGCGTTCCAGATAGCCAGCAGACTTGGGAACGCATTGACCGCTCATGCGCAGCCAAAACGCATATTATGTCCCGGTATTCCCGCCCCGGGACAACGGCGGTTGAAAGGAGGTTGTGTAGCAGCAACTTCTCAGGGGTTATTTGGAATTTTCGGAAGTGGGTTTTCAAGAACCGCCCACCCGTTTTGTAGTACCCCCCGTGTAAATATAAATAAATAATATATATCCGGGTGTTACTCTCAGAGAACTTTGGGAGGGGTGTTATGGAGACGTGCTATATACTCCTAGGCGCCCGCAGGACCGCCCGCCCGTTTTTCCGCTACCCCCTCGGTTCCCTGTCGGCTATCTTCCCCCGGCATAGGGCACATGGGGGTCGTTCTCTGCGCACACTCAGCAGCGCCACCGGAACCGCCTATTGGGTCTCGCAAACTCTGCAAGGCTGTGTGATCCCGGATTGCTTATTGCCCTAAAACTCTTTGCGAGCCCTGATCCGTTGTGCATATTAACAACGATTTCCGGGCATCTGCATCATCCATGCAATTTCTCCTGCATTTCAGGCAATTTCCCACGTTTGAACGCTACTAAATGATTATTTTGGTGCGTTCGTATGCAAGTTTTCCGCCATCGCTAATCGAACGCCTTTTCAGCCTCTTTTCCGCTGCCGAAAACGATCTCGACCTGCTGCTTGCCCGAGTTGGTGATCTCCTGCTTGTCCTGGTATGCGATACCGTCCCAAAGCGGTTGTTTGAGGATGAAAATTGCCTTGGAAGAATTACAGGAGGCCCATGCCGAAGATGTCTCCATGTGTGCCCTGAGCCTCGTAGCTGCCTCAGTGAGTATTGGCCTCAACTTTTTGTACTCTTCTGGAGTCTCTGTTTTATCACTGTTTGTACCGCAGATAACTCTTGCAGTAACCATGTCCATGTGGATATAACTCAGGAGATCACTGGGACCACCTCTCCGGGATGGATCGTTGTTCAACTCCTGGAAATACTGGTTCAACATGTCCTGAAGTTGATCCGGTGAGTAATCGTAGAGTTTCGGTTTGGCCATCTGTAGACCTCCTTTCGGTTGTTTCTCTCTCTCGTTTCTGGGGCGATTATAACGCTGTTTTGGAGGCCAGTTTAGCAAATTGGTTTAAAAAATTAAAGTAAAACTATGGTAATTTTCGGGCCTGAAACCGTTGCGGCCGTAGGGCTCCCGGGTTTTTAAGTCATGTGCATTTCGATACCCATTCTTAGCCTATTGACATTTCGGGTTCCTTGTGATTTTGGGCAAAACGAAAACCGCCGTCCGGAATCTACTCCGGTACGGCGGTTGTTGTGGCTTATATGGATTGTATTTTGTTGGTTAACCACATTTTAACCTGATGTTAACCTGTTTTAAATCTGCTCTTCCTCTCGCTCCATTCGCTGGCGGACGGCCTCTAATACATAGTTCTGGATAGATTGCCCGGACGCATTTGCGGCCTCTCTGATCCTGGCCCCCTCTGGCTTATCCGGTCTTATCATAATGTTATCCTTGGATGAATTATACTTTACGCTGGCGCGGTTGTGTGCCTCGGATACTGCCATAAAATCACCTCGGAATCATTATACCTGATCTTCACGTAACCGTAAACGTGCATTTTTCATAAAATCTAACCGTTAACTTTGGTGAATTAACCTCTTGTATCGTTGACCGTTAACGGTTATTCTAAAAGCACAAACAAACAACGACAGCCGAAAGGCGGGGAGGGAAAAAATGAATAATTACAGAGTTGACGTCTTTAGAGACTGCGGAGCACATTACAAGATTGAGTTCCCCGAACACTATTTGTCCAAGATGTTTGCCGAGAGGATCAGCGAAGATTCCGACGTTAAGAACGTGTTCATGCTTGAGCGAATCAGCGACGACAGTTTTGACGTCGTCAAACGCATCAAGTAACCCCAGACGCTCCTGAGGCATCGAGCGCATCGGTGCCATCCCAACCATATTAAACAGGATGACCGAAAGATGAAATACTTCAAAGCCTGCAAGACTCTCGACGAACTGAAGAAGGATTACCGGTCTCTGGCACTTGCGAATCACCCAGACATGGGGGGAAGCGAGGAGGTCATGAAGGCGATCAACGCCGAGTATGACCAGCTGTTCCCGATCCTGAAACTGGCGTATAACCGGACGGCCGCAGCGCCCACTCACGAGACCGCGGAGAGCACCCGCAGCGAGTTCTACACGCAAAACGGATGGAAAGGTAGCCGGTACGAGATGGGCCGGAGTACAAAAGACATCAGCATTGCGATCCGGGAGTACGTCAAGGCGGCGTATCCCGATTGCAGGTTCTCGGTCACGACCCACTACGCGAGCATGTGCAGCGAAATCGGTGTGGCGCTGATGAGCGGCCCATACGAAGCACTGAAAGCCGGCAATACCCACCACGACGTCAATTACTATTACATCGACCGAGACGAGGATCTGACGGACTGGGCGCGAGCGGTAATGATGGATGTGAATGACTGTATTAAGTCTTACCACTGGAGCGACTGCGACGGAATGATCGACTATTTCGACGTGAATTTCTATTACAGTCTCGGCGTCGGGAAATGGGATAAGGCGTACACGGTCAAGTCGAAGCAAGCGAAGATCAAAGCGCCGGAGGAGGCTTCCCGCCAGGATGCAGGAATTCGGGTCCAGATCAACGACGACTTCAACGGAATTGAAGTCTATTTTGGAAGCCGTCCAACTCGGGAGGTTCTGGACGATCTAAAGGCGAGTGGCTGGCGCTGGCACAGCGTAAAGAAGTGCTGGTATAATCGGAACACGGAAACCAATTTGCAATCCCTTCGCAGAATCACGGAGCCAAAGCTCAGCGCGGCAGTTTAACTGCAAACCGGGAGGCAAATACCTCCCGGTTTTGTACACCCAAATTTACACCGAAACCCGCCTTGTACACCCAAGAGTGCACCCAAAAACCGGTGTATTTTCGCTTCTCGCACGCAAAAATCAATTGCTTTCGAGCAGTAATAAAACGCATTAAATAATGCTTATATTTTCTGAAACGTCTAAAATATAAAGAAAAACGGCCGGATTTCGTTTGAAATCTGACCGTTTTATCTTGGTGGAGACTGGGGGACTCGGACCCTCGACCTCATGCGTGTGAAGCATGCGCTCTAACCAGCTGAGCTAAGCCTCCGGATTTTCCGCTTTGACAGCGCTTAAGCATGGATATTATACCATACTTTTTTCAAAAATCAACCTGTTTTTTCCTCACCCTCCTTCGCATGTTTCCGCTCTGCGCGGGTTATGCTATTCTTTGACCGATTTCGCCGCGCCGGCCTAATCCGCGAAATGACGGTTGACAAGCTCCTCATTTTGTATTATTTTATTAATACAATAATTTTCCAAAATTCTGAGGAGGAAAGCAGATGAAACTTACTCGAAAACTGCTGGCTGCTCTGCTGGCTCTGGCGCTGCTTCTCTCAGCGCTCCCTGCGGCACTGGCCGCGCCGTCCGACACGCTTACCCGCGGCGAGGCCGCCGACCTGCTGCTTCAGGCCGCGGACAGCTACAACAGCGGCGTGAAGCGCGCGGATATTCTGAAAGGCTATCCCGACGGCAGCCTGGATGAGAACGGGAGCGTCACCCGTGCTCAAGCGCTTGTCATGCTCTCCCGCGCGTTCGGCACGCTGCCCACGCCTGTCGGAGACAACGCCCGCAGCGGATATGACGCGGCAAATTTTACAGACATCCCCGCCTGGGCAAAAGCCGAGCTCTCCGCCGTATGGAAGACCGGCATTGTTGCCGGCACCTCCGGCAGGACATTTTCCCCCAACGCAAAGCTGACGCGCAATCAGCTCGACCTGCTGATCCGGCGCATGTATGCGCTGGAGGGAACGAACCTCAGGGACGACTTTTACGCAACGGTCAATAAGACCGCACTGGACAAAAGCGTGATTCTTCCGGGCCAGTTGGGTGCGGGTTCTTTCAGTAATCTCGCTGCGACCGTCAATGGTGAAGTTGCTTCGATCATTCGCGAAGTCGCCGCAAACCCCAAAACGCCGGGCGAGCAGAAGATTGCCACGCTCTACCGCAATATTCTCAGCACCGCCGCACGCGATCAGGCGGGCATTACGCCCATCAAGTCCTACCTTGCCGCCATTGACGGTGCGAAATCTGTGGCGGAGCTGATGCAGGCCCACAACCGCGTCTCCTCGGAGCTCGGCGCTTCCCTGCTGCTGGGCTTCAGCCTGACCACCGACGCGAAAGACAGCAATTCGTATCTTCTCTCCTTCGGCGGCATCTCTCCCACGCTCGGGAAAAGCGGTTATGCCCACGCGACTGCCGCGCAAAAGGGAGCGTATCTGACCTACCTCGGCACTCTTATGAAGCTGCTCGGCAAAAGCGAATCGGAAGCCGCCGGGGAGGCGCAGCTGATCTGGAACGCAGACGCGGCGCTGGCCGCCGCCTCGCTGAGCAATCAGGAACGCGGCGACGTCGATAAGACCTACAATATCTTTACCATGGCGCAGCTTCAGGCGATGTTTCCAAACATCGACCTCGCGGCCGTGTTCGCCGCGAGCGGCCTGACGCAGACCGACAGGATCTGCGTCTCTGACACGGGACTTCTGCGCGCGTTCGCGGCGCTGTGCAGCGACAGCCATCTGGACACGCTCAAGGCATACTGCCGACTGGCGCTGGCCTCCGGCTACGGCCCGCTGCTGAACCATGAGTTCACCGACGCTGGAAATGCCTTTAATCTGGCGTATCTCGGCATGACCTCTCCCGGCGGTGAGGACCTCGCCGCACGCTATGTGCAGCTCCTGATGAGCGACTATCTCGGCCAGGCCTACGTTTCGCGCCACTTTTCCGCCGCGGCCAAGACCAATGTGGAAAAGATGGTCAGAGACATTCTTGCCGTCTATCAGTCCCGCATTGAAAAGCTGGACTGGATGAGCGACGCCACCAAGGCCCGCGCCATCCGCAAGCTCAGCGCCGTGACGCTGAAGATCGGCTATCCCGACAAGTGGGACGATTCCCTCAGCGGCACCGCGATCCTCCCGGCCGATCAGGGCGGCAGTTTCTTTACCAACGTTGTGGCCATCTCGAAGACCAGCCGCGCGAAGACCGCGCAGGCCCAGAAGGACGGCGTCGATAAAAGCAGCTGGGATATGCCCCCCTATACGGTAAACGCCTATTACGACGCGAGCGCCAACTCCATCAATTTTCCCGCCGGCATTCTCCAGGCCCCGTTCTACGACGTCAATGCGTCCTACGAGCAGAATCTCGGCGGCATCGGCTATGTGATTGCGCACGAGATCACCCATGCTTTTGACAATAACGGCGCGAAGTACGATGAGAACGGCAACGCCGCCGACTGGTGGACAAAAGAGGATTACACCGCCTTCCAGTCGCTCTGCGGGAAGGTTGTCGCGCTCTATAACGGTCGTGAAAGCGCGCCCGGCATCACCTGCGACGGGACACTGACGCTCTCGGAGAACATTGCCGATCTCGGTGCCGCTGCCTGCCTGACCGAGCTGGAGAGCCGCCGGGCCGCCCCGGACTACCGCGCGCTCTATACCGCGATGGGACAGATCTGGTGCGCAAGCTATCCCCGCGCGCTCCGCGAATATCTGGCGATGGCGGACGTCCATGCGCCCGACAAGCTGCGCGGCAGCCTCGTGCTCCAGCAGTTCGAGCCCTTTTATACCGCGTTCGGCATCCACGAGGGCGACGGCATGTGGCTCGCGCCGGAAGACCGCGTCAACATCTGGTGA